AGAAATAATTAAGAAAGTACAATGAAAAAATTTGACGACATAAGATTTCAAGACTTACAAGAGGGGTTATATGACCCTAACATCTTCAAGGCATTTTTCCTTGCAGGTGGACCAGGCTCAGGTAAATCATTTGTTACAAACAAAGCATTTGGTGGCACAGGTTTAAAAACTGTCAACTCAGATAATGCATTTGAAAAAGCATTAAAGAAAAATAGTCTATCACTAAAAATGCCTGAAGATGAGGCAGAAGCTAGAGATATTATTAGAGATAGAGCAAAGGCTATGACTGGTAATCAAATGGACTTATATATCAAAGGTAGATTAGGTTTGGTTATTGATGGCACAGGTAGAGATTACGATAAGATTAATCAACAAGTGAGTGAGTTAAGACAATTAGGTTATGATTGTTATATGGTATTTGTTAACACAAGTTTAGATGTTGCATTAGAAAGAAATTCAAAAAGAGAAAGAAGTGTACCAGAATATGTTACTGTAAATTCTTGGAAAGCTGTACAAAGTAATATAGGTAAATTTCAAAATCTATTTGGTATGTCTAGTATGGTAATCATTGACAACAGTAAAGATGATAAAGAACTTACAACAGTTGTTATGAATAAAGTTGGTAAGAGTGTAAGAAGATTATTGAGTAATACGATTAAGTCATACACAGCAAAAAGGTGGATGGCGACAGAGAGAAAATTAAAAAGAAGATGAAAACATTTAAAGAAAGTATCATAGATATACCTAGAAAAACATATGCTAAGGCTGTGTTTGATGACGCTGATACTAACAACCCTAAAATCAAACCTAGTGTTAAAGCATTAATTGATAAACAAATAGATATGTTTGAAGAAGAATATCCTGTTGTTAAGGTTGGTCTTATTGGTTCTATTCTTACAAAAAGATATAGAGCTGACGCAGATTTAGATTTAAATGTATTGTTTAAAGTACCACAAGATAAGAGAGAAGAAGAAAGAACTAGACTTAGTAAAAAGTATTTGTCGACCACTTCTCCTGATAGTATTCAAGGTAAGAATATACCTGGTACACAACACCCTATTAATTTTTATTTTATTACAGACATTAAAACTTATAATGACCAAGAGAAAAAGGCAGACGCAGTATTTGATATCGAAAACAATAAGTTTATTAAAAGACCAGACGATTTTACCTTTGACAAATCAATATATATAAAAGACTTTGAAAGAAAAGTACAAGAAATAGATGTTGTCAAGGGCGAACTAAAAAGAGATATCATTGACTATGATGAACTAAAAGAATTACAACCAGACGACATTTTAAACTTACAAGAATTAATTAATAATAAGTTAGAAGAGATTGAAGATAGTATCGAAGACATTATCAAAATTGGTGATGGTGTTGACGCAGAAAGACGAGCTGCATTTGATACAGATATGTCACCAGACGAGATAAGAAAATATGGAATTAAAAACAGATTACCTAAAAATGTAATTTATAAGATGTTAGAAAAATATCACTATCTAAAATTCTACAAGAAATGTAAAAAGATTTTAGATGATGGTGAAGTAACAGACGCAGAGATTGATAGTTTAAAAGAGGCAATTACATTAGACAAGATAAAAATAAAAACAAGCGATTGGTTTAAAAGTTTAGTTACTAAAATTAAAATGATGGCAACAACTCAAAAGAGATATGAATATGCAGCTAAAGTTTTACAAGATGTTATTGATAGAAAGAAAAAAGAAAGAGCGTCTGAAGGACTACCATTAAGACACGACATAGGTTATTACGCTGCTGCTGTTAGTGATACATTTATTGATATTGATGCTAAAAAATTAGTAAAAATGGTACACGAAGAATACATAGAAGAAGCTACAGATAAATCTATTGCATTTGCATTTGGTAGATTTAATCCACCTACAATTGGCCACGAAAAACTTATTAACAAAGTTAAATCATTACCCACAAATGATTACAAAATCTTTTTAAGTAGAAGTGAAGACCCTAAAAGTAATCCATTATCTCCTAAAGATAAGTTATCTATTATGAAGAAGATGTTTCCTTCTCATGCAAGAAACATTGAAATCAACCAGACCAATATGGTACTTGATATTGCTACAATGTTATACAAGAAAGGTTACTCAGATGTAACTATGGTTGCTGGTTCAGATAGAGTTAGAGAATTTGAAAACATATTAACAAAGTATAATGGTGTATCATCAAGACATGGTATGTATGACTTTGAAAGTATTAAAGTGGTGTCTGCTGGCGAAAGGGATCCTGACGCAGAGGGAGCCTCAGGTATGAGTGCAAGTAAGATGAGAGCTGCAGCTGCCAAAGGTGATATAAAAAATTTTGAAAAAGGTTTACCAAGAGGTGTTGACGCAGACGGTATTATGAAACAAGTTAGAAAAGGTATGAACTTAGCTGCTAGTTATATGTACATGAGAAATTTAAATCCAGTTGTTAGTTTAGAACAATTTGAACAACAACAGATTAGAGACCTCTATATCAGAGACCAAATTTTTAATATTGGTGACACAGTAGATTACATCAAAGAAGACCTACAAGGTAAAGTTGTAAGAAAAGGTACTAATTTTATTGTTGTAGAAGATACTAAAAATAATTTGCATAAAGCATGGATATGGGATTGTATTCCTGTATCAACTACAAATAGAGAGGCTGAGATGAGAGAACATAACTTAAATGTTGATTATGGATTTGAAGCTGTATCTGAGATAAAAGAAGACTTAGACGCACAGCCACAAGATAAAGATGTGAAGAAAAAAGATGGTACACAACCTAAAAAGTATTACAAACAGTTATCAAAAGATGTAAAAAATAAAAGAGCTGACCATTTTAAGAACAAAGATACTACAAAGAATGATAACAAAGCAGCTCCAGGTGACAAGGATGCCAAGACTAAAACAAGTATTCATACTAAGAAATACAAACAAATGTATGGCGAAGTACATGAAATAGGTACACCAGAGTACACAAAACACACGGTAGACATGACACCAGGCCAGGTAAACCCTATTAAAAAAGTAAAAGGTTTCTTAGATAGAGAGAAAGAAACACCATCCGAAAAAGATATTAAAGAATGGGCATCTACAGAGTCTACAATGAATAAATATAGAGAAAGATATAAAGAAGAATGGAAGGCAAAACTACAAGAAGTGACTGCCAAAATGATAAATAAACTATAATGAAATCTTTTAAAGAGTACGAAAATATTGATGAATCTTGCGAAGAATGTATCTTCGAGCATGAAGCTGAAGGCATTTATGAGTCAGAATATCAAGGTAAAAAAGTAAAATTAAACGACCCTATACGAGGCGGTAGTAAAAAGTTTTATGTATATGTAAAGAATGAAGCTGGTAAAGTTATTAAAGTTTCATTTGGTGATACAACTGGATTAAGTATTAAGAGAGATGACCCAGCTCGAAGAAAATCTTTTAGAGCGAGGCATAAATGTGATAATCCAGGACCTAAAACAATGGCCAGATATTGGAGCTGTTATCAATGGAGAACGGGAGCAAAGGTAAACAACTAATGACAAACTATAGACAAACAATGGCCGAAGCTTATGAGCAGGTCAAATTAAATGCAGAAGCTAACGACTTTGGGTTAAGTGGAACCTTAACAGACACACAATTATCAAATTTAAAAAGGGTGTGGGCAACTAAAAGCAAAAAAGATATAACACCAGGTATTAAATCTATGATTGCTAAGTTAGATGTTCCTACACAAGTAGCAGTTAAACATGCAAAAATTAATGTTATTTCAGATTTAATTGAAACATTAGAAGAAAACTTTAGCGCTTCTCAAATCGACAGACTTAAAAAAGAATACGAAGTGATGAGAGGTAAAAAGATTTCAATTGCAAATGCTAACAAACTATCACAAATGTTTAAAAATATTCCAGATAGTGGTCTTGTAGATATTTTCAAGGCAGATATACCTTTCTTATCAGTTATGGCAATGACCAAAATGATTCAAAAGAATATACCTAGACCAGCTGGTGTAAAATTAAGACTAGAAGAAGTAGAAATACTAGACGAAGCTACACAGAA